CCACCATTAAGGACGATTTCCGACTTTAAGAGTAAGTTGACAGGTGGCGGTGCCCGTGCTAATCTGTTTGAAGTTGTACTCACATTCCCAGATGCTGCTCAACCAGCACAGGATGTTCTTGATAAATCAAGATTTTTAGTTAAAGGTGCAAGATTACCAGCTTCAAATATCGCACAGATAGAAGTTCCTTTTAGAGGAAGGGTACTCAAAATCGCAGGTGACAGAACCTTCGATTCATGGACAGTAACAGTTATCAACGACACAGACTTTGCTATAAGGTCTGCATTTGAGAACTGGATGAATACAATTAACAAGTTAAGTGATAACACTGGACTTGTCAATCCTGCAGATTATCAAGCAGATGCATTTGTATTCCAACTTGATCGTGATGGTCAAAGTATCAGGAAATATCGTTTCTATGATACATTCCCAACACAGGTCGGTCCAATTGAACTATCATACGATGCTCAAGGCATTCAGGAATTCACTGTTGAACTTCAGGTTCAGTATATTGAAATCCTAAAAGGAGATAGTCCAGTTTCAGGCGGTGAGAACATCAGCTAAATAGAACATATACAAGTTCAATTAAAATAATATAATGGCAAAACTTTTTGGTTTTTCAATTGAGGATTCAGATAAAAAATCCACTTCGATTGTTAGCCCTGTCCCCAAAAATAATGAGGACGGGGTTGATAATTATGTCGCTAGTGGTTTTTATGGTCAATACGTAGATATTGAAGGTGCATATCGTAACGAACACGAATTAATTAGAAGATATCGAGATATGGCTCTTCATCCCGAAGTGGATAAGGCTATTGAAGATGTTGTTAATGAAGCAATCGTCACAGATTTATATGACTCACCTGTAGAGGTAGAGTTATCAAACCTTAATGCCAGCGAAGGCATTAAAAAGAAAATTAGAGAAGAGTTTAGATATTTAAAAGAAACAATGGACTTTGATAAAAAGTCTCATGAAATTTTCCGTAACTGGTATATTGATGGTCGTTTATATTATCTCAAAGTTATAGATCCAAAAAACCCCCAAGAAGGTATTCAAGATTTAAGATATATTGATCCGTTAAAGATTAAGTATGTACGTCAGGAGAAAAGAGATAATGATAAAGATCCTTATGTAAGAATTAATAGTAAAGAAAATAATGTTCCAAATCCTAAATTTGATGAATATTATCTTTATACTATGAAACCCAATTATCCTACAGGGATGATTGCACAAGCAGGAAAAGGTGCAACAAAAATATCTAAAGACTCAATTACATATTGTACATCAGGATTAGTAGATCGAAATAAAAATAGAGTACTATCATATCTACAAAAAGCAATCAAAGCAGTTAATCAACTTCGTATGATTGAGGATAGTCTTGTAATTTATAGATTATCAAGAGCACCAGAAAGAAGAATATTTTATATTGATGTAGGTAATTTACCAAAAGTTAAAGCAGAGCAATACCTTAAAGAGGTAATGAACCGCTATCGTAATAAACTCGTTTATAATGCACAAACTGGTGAAATTAGAGATGATCGTAAGTTCATGTCTATGATGGAAGATTTCTGGTTGCCTCGTAGAGAAGGTGGTCGTGGAACTGAAATCACAACTTTACCTGGTGGACAAAACTTAGGTGAACTTACAGACGTTGATTATTTCCAGAAAAAATTATATCGTGCACTTGGTGTACCAGAATCAAGGATTGGTGCTGATAGTGGATTTAATTTAGGTCGTTCATCAGAGATATTAAGAGATGAACTACAATTCTCTAAGTTTGTAGGACGTTTAAGAAAGCGTTTTGCTCATATGTTTAATGATTTTCTGAAGACACAGTTAATTCTTAAGAACATCGTAACTCCAGAAGATTGGAAGCAAATGGAAGATCATATTCAATATGACTTCTTATATGATAATCAATTTGCAGAACTCAAAGAATCTGAGATGTTGCAAAATCGTTTGAGTAATCTTGCAACAATCGAACCTTACATTGGTAAATTTTACTCAACAGAGTTTGTTCGTAAGAGAGTTTTACAACAAACTGATCAAGAAATTGAAGAGATTGATATGCAGATTGAGGATGAAATTCAGAAAGGTATTCTTCCAAATCCAGCAGAAGTTGATCCAATTACAGGGGAACCATTACCTCAAGAAGGAGAGGATTTAGGAGCAGTTCCTACTGATGAAGATCCAGATGCAGCAGCATCACAGATAACAGATGCACAATATCAAAAAGATACAAAATCGGCAGAGCTATAAATAAGTATATTGCAATAAATTAATCTTATGGAAGATCTTGTGGATTTGATCGCTACTGATGCTAGTGCGAGTGATATTTCCGATAAAATAAAGGAAAGACTATTTACAAAAGCAGCAGAGTATGTAGATGCAACCAGACCTATAGTCGGTGCAGAACTTTTTGGTGATGAAGCACCCGAAGCAGAATCTGAACTTGAAGTGGAAGATGAAACTACCATAGAAACAGAAGAATGATCACATTAATCAAAAGTACTGAGGCAGCTTGTGGCACAAATGCTGCTGGTGCTTCTACATTTGGAAGTGCTACAGCAGTCCGTCTTGTTAATAGCAGCGGAACTGCAAGACTTGTGACCGTTATTGATGAGGTTGGAGGATCTACAACAATTGGAACTTTTACATTACCAGGTAATGCTGTAGAAGTTGTAGAGAAAAGATCAACTGAAGCGATCTTTGCAGCAAACGCTGCTGTTTTAGGTGCAAAGGTAGGATACACAATTAGTTAAAATAAAACCATGAAACTTATCACAGAAGAAATTTCTCAAGTTAAAATTATCACCGAAAGGGTTGGTAAAGGAAGAACTAAACGTCTCTGCATTGAGGGTGTATTCCTTCAAGGTGGAATTAAAAACCGTAATGGGAGAATGTATCCTGTTGACATTCTAGAAAATGAAGTCAATAGATACAATAAAACTTTTGTGAGTCAAGGAAGAGCACTTGGAGAACTCGGACATCCCGAAGGTCCAACTGTAAATCTTGATCGTGTATCTCATAAAATTACTTCTCTTGTAAGAGAGGGAAATAACTTTAGAGGTAAAGCACAACTACTTTCAACACCAATGGGTAAAATTGCATCATCATTAATTGATGAAGGAGTTAAACTCGGAGTCTCGTCTCGTGGTGTTGGTTCACTGAAAGAAAGTTCAAATGGTTGTAAAATGGTTGGAGAGGATTTCCAATTAGCAACTGCTGCCGACATAGTGGCAGACCCTTCCGCACCAGACGCATTTGTGAATGGAATTATGGAAGGAAGAGAGTGGATTTGGGAGGGAGGATCACTTCGTGAAGAACTCGCAGAGAAAACTCAGAAGACAATTAACACACTTGTCACACAAAATAGATTAGAAGAAAAGAAACTTAGTCTGTTTCAAGATTTTCTAAATAATCTCTAAGTTTAAAAAATCTATAAATAAGTATAGATTCTTACGAATTCAAATAAAAAGACTGTAACAACTTACACGAAATGGAAAACATCGAAGAAAATCAGGTCACAGCAGGAGCAGCAAAAGCTGATCCTATGCCAGCATCAGGCATCCCAGTAGAGGATCTTGGTGGACCTACACCAGAAAACTACAAGCCAGATGACGACTCTGCTAAACTTAAAGACCCTGCAGCGACCCTTGCTCAAGTCAAGGATATCGTAAATGCAAAGGCAGCTAAGGCAGAGGAAGCTGAACCTGAAGGCGATGTAATCGAAGAAGAACCAACCGCTGAAGCAACTGATGAAGTTGTTGCAGAGGAAGAAACTTCTGAAGAGGAAGTTGTTGCAGAACAGGAAACTTCTGAAGAAGAAGTCATCGAAGAAGAAGAAACCTATGATGTCCAAGACGACGTTAAGGCACTTCTCGAAGGTGAAGAACTTTCTGAAGATTTCCAGAAAAAAGCAACTACAATTTTTGAAACTGCAATTAAGTCTAAAGTTGCAGCAATCAAAGAAGAGTTGCAAGAGTCCTATGCTACTGCACTAGTTGAAGAACTAGATGAAATTAAGAAAGGACTAACAGAAAGAGTTGATTCTTATCTCGAATATGTTTGTGATGAGTGGTTCCAAGAGAACGCATTACAAGTAGAGACAGGACTCAAATCTGAAATGACCGAATCCTTCCTAGAAGGTATGAAGTCACTTTTTGAAGAACATTATGTAACTGTACCTGAAGAAAAATATGATGTACTTAATAGCATGGTAGACAAGCTTGATGAAATGGAAGGTAAACTCAATGAGCAGAT